TCCCGGCGTTCGTGGACAGGCATCCGGGAACGTTTTCCCAAAGCAGCCATCGCGGTGCGATTTCACGAGCCAGGCGGATAAAGTCGAGGGCCAGTCCACTGCGCTCTCCAGAAAGTCCGGCTCTCTTTCCGGCGACAGAGAAGTCTTGGCAGGGAGTCCCCCCGACCAGAAGGTCAACTGTTCCACGGTATTTTCTCCCGTCGATTTTTGTCATGTCACCGAGATTGGGCACGTCTGGGTAGTGATGCGCAAGCACGGCACAGGGAAACCGTTCGACCTCTGAAAAGGCGACTGGTTTCCATCCAAGCGGCCCCCACGCCACTGTCGCGGCCTCAATACCGGAACAAACTGAAAGATATCTCAATACTTCCCCCACCGCGCGTTGTTCATGCAGCCGCGCCCCTGCCGAAGATGTGGACGGACGAACGAACTCGTTACTCCCTCACATGGGGCCAGTTGCCCAGATCAGCCAAAGAAAGAAGGCGACCCACACCCACGTGAGCCGCCTTTCCCATTTCGTCATTCGATGATTTCCCAGTCTTCCGCGAGCATGTCCGTTTGGCTCGCCAGCCAAGGAACGAAACGATAGTCTGCTGTTTTCATCCCGATCCACGGCAACAGGCAAGGAGGATCGGCGTTGACTTCTTCGCCCCAGAAATCGGAACAGGTGCGAACATCTTCAGAATGAACGAGACGCAACCACATACCTTTGCCGTTCCATCCTGCCCGCGCAACACGTTTGTCGACTTTTAAAGCTTCAAGAGCTTGTCCGAAGTTCATGTTTTTCCCTTTCCGCGTGATTCGTATGCGCGGCCCACGGTTTGGGGTATGAAAAGCCCCGCCGGGGGAGGGCGGGGCGTGGGGTGCTATCTGCAATTTTGACAAGAGCTAATGAAAGCTCTATCCTAAATTGCTAGGTTTAGGGGAGAGCGAGGCACTATGCCACGTTCTTCTGCTCAAGGCCACGAACCATAAAGGACTCGGGGCCTTTTTCATACTTCCTCAGCAATTCTCAGCTTGCTTGCCGGAACCGTCCATTTCCCCTCGTAGCCGTACACGGTGACGTACATAGCCTTGCGGCCTTTCCCGAAATCACGGGGATATGGGGCTGTGGAGGCCGTCACGGTGACGGTTTGACGTTTGCCTCCGACCTTTGCTCGGTAGAGGAAACGACGCCCCGGAATTATCGATGCCAAATCAGGACATTTTAGTCTGATGTCGGGGAGGGCGTCACTGTCCACGGTTCACCGCCTCCCGCAGTTCCTTGCCCGGCCTGAACTTCACGGCCTTGTGCGCGGGAATGGGGATGCTTTCCCCGGTGCGCGGATTGCGGCCTTGGCGGGCGGGCACGCCCACGACTTCGAACACGCCGAAGCCCTGAATTTTCAAGGAGCCGTGTTCAACGATAGCCCTTTGGAGCGTATCTAATACCTGATTGACGACACGTTCGGTCATCATGATCGAGTTCATGGTGCCCGTGGTGTCTGAATTTCGAAGCATCCTGACAAATTCGGCTCTGTTCATGGCATCACCTCAAAAGAAAGGCCCGGTGGTGAGCCGGGCCGGGGTGGTTAGAAGGGAGGTTCATCATAAGGGAAAGGTTGACCGTAGGTGTCTGCTTCCGGTGGGGCCTGAGTCTTCCCTTTTTCCGTTTCCCCGGTCACGGGGCCGTCCGTGATGATCTCCTTGCCGGACTTGATCTGCACGTATTCTTCTTTGTCCGGGGTGATGATTGATGTGATGTAGTTGTTCCAGTACTTTTTCCCGTCCTTTTCGTAGGGCTCTTTGCTGATACCGAGTTTTGCGGGAAATTCCATATCTTGCATATCCGTCCACTCGGCAAGCTGACGTCCCCGTATCGAACGGTCGTCGGTGGCTTTTGGGTTGATTCCCCGGTGGGCTTCAATAATGGCTCGTATCTGTGCTCCTGAACGATTGCAGGTGGTGGTTTGCCCCTCGTTCAAGCGGATGTTCTGATACCCTGCGGGAAGCCACAGATTATCGTACCATCCCACACCATCATAAAGTCCGCCTACAACGGTAAACTTGCACCATAGGCCAAGAAGCCCTGACTTTGCCTGAGCCACCCACGGAGTATCTTGGAGCCCATATTTGGGCGTTTCTACGCTGATGCGAACCATGACCTTGCTCCCGGCAGGAACAGGCCCGTAGTTGCGGTTTTTTTGTTCAGATTCCATATTGAGATCAAGCATGGTAGGCGCCCTCCGTGGCGGTTGAGAGTTGTTCATGGAATGCCGCCCATGTCGGGTCGTTTCCGATAAAGATTTCCGGTTCCAGAGGCCAGCGGCTTTTTGCCTGATATGCCGGGCGCTCTGCCGTGTAGATGACGCGGTCGCCGCTTCCGGTGGCCTTTGCCTTTTCTCCTTCCCTCTTTGTGACGCGGGCCTTGTAGTTCAGGAAGAGGATCATTTCCGCCCATTCCATCCAGAGTGCCGCACCACGCTTGTGGAGCTTAAGGGAATACCGCTGGTACGGATCGGAATCCGGCGGATCGATGGTCACAGGCACGGCATGAGCGATGGTAACAATGTTCATGTCGCGCAAGGTACGAAGCTTTTCGAGCTTGGCTTGAATTGCCCGCCACACGTCATCAACCTTGACGTATCCCTTACCGTATCCAAAATCCTCAATGTTTTCCTTTCCTTCCTTGGTGCATACGTACTGCCATACAAGCGGCTCCATCCAGTCGAGAGAGTCGATGATCAATGTCTTGAACTGGTGAATCCCGCGCAGTGCGGCTATTGCAGCGTCAAGGTCTTGAAGACTGGTGATGAGATTTGGAAACGTGGGGATGTCCAGTGCGGCGGCCCCGTTCTCCGTCCTGAGTAGGATGGGAGAAGGGAACGTCGCTGCGAACGTTGTCTTTCCGATGCCGGGAACCCCGTAGAGGACAATCTTCATCGGCTGGAATCCTTTGCTGCTTACGATAGCGGAAAGGTCAAAGGGGTTCACGAGTTCACTTGCGTCGCATCCCAGGAAGCTCGCTGCCTGCACCGCCTGTTCTTGGGTTGTCTGTGCCATTGTTTTTCTCCGGTTAAAGTAAGGCCCCGGAACAACCGGGGCCGTGGTATTGGGGTTCATCGGGAATCGTGCGGTCTACGCTTTCCCTCTCCGCGTCGTACATATCTGCTTCTGGTTTCATCGCATGGCCTCCATCCCGTACAAGATCTGTGGAAGAATGCAGATACCGAACATGACAGCCATAAAGATGATGACCGCAGCAACTCTAGCCCGGTCAACCTTTTTAGGCCGTTCCAGTGATACCTTGGCGTGCTTCATGTAGACGTTGGAAATCATGCCGCCGCCCTCCGTGCCATGATTTTGAGGTAGTTGGCCTTTGCCAGAAGCGACCGTGCGGCGTTCTCGCACGTCGTGACCAGCGTTTCGGCGGTGTAGTATTCCGCGCAAGACGAGCAGATCCAGAAGTCGCGGTGCCTTCTGAGCCTCACGGCCTTGTCGTACTTGAGCTTGCAGTGCGGGCAGAAAATGGTGCCGTTCATGCCGCGTTCCTCCTCTTTTCCAACTTGTCCCGATACAGCGCGTACCTGTCGTGAAGTTCTGCGCTTACCCATCCCTCGCAATCGGTGATCTTCTCCGGGTCGATGGCAACCTCGGCATCGGCAAGCATGATGCCGAACCGTTCCTTGATGGCCTTCACCATGTCCGAAGAGATATTGCACAGCTGGTCGCTCTCGAAGTAGCGGGCGCAGGTGGCGCATACGCGGGGCTCATCTTCCGGTTCATATTCGTAGGGGTTACGCATGGCTGTATCCTCTTGGTTAAAGTTCGTTCCGGAGTCCCAGAACCAATGAAAAAGCCCGGCGCGTGTCCGGGCTTCGATGATTCAAGGCAAGCACCCGACGGGGCCAATCCCCGCCGGGGCGCGCTCCCATGCGGGGCGGTGAATTGTCAGAAAGTCAACTGACCGCCCGGATGTAGAAATTCGTATTTCATCACGTTTCACGGCCCGATCTTTGTGTCGTAACCGTGGGCCCTGTTGGTCGGCTCGGCCCCCGTCGCTTCGGTGCGCTTTGCGCTTCGGCCTTCTTTTCAGCCGTTTTTCCGTCCCGCCGTCCCTACGCGGCCTGTCTTCACCTCACCCCTTTCCCTGTGCTTCGTGTGCCTTTCCGCTCCCAGAGGCTTCCAGCTATCCTGCACCCGTACTTGTTGGGGCTTCCTCCGTCCGGTTCCAGCTTTCGGCGGGCCGTTGCCGCGCCGGGTTCGCCTTCCCCGTTCGTCGTGAAGAGATAATGCTCTTTGGCAGTTTAAAAGTCAAGAATAAAAATGCCAAATGGCATATATACCTTTAAAAAAAATCCCCCATAAGGGGGAGAATATTCTTATAGCTTATTCAAAAACTTAAATAATTCATCTAAAGGCACTTCATCATCCCTCAACGTGTACACACTGTCTTTCAACAGTTCAAAAACCCTAGCCTCCGCAAAAGCACCACATATTTCTGTGTCAATATTAAATAGTTTTTTTAATAAAACAAATGTATTACGTAATTTAAATTGCATTTCATCTCTGAAACATCGGATCGTGGCACGGGCCATGCTCTCTCTCTCTCTCTCTCTCTCTCTCTCTCTCTTTTTTTTTTAGGAGTGTCTGAGGAAGTTCTAGACTGTTTCGCTGCATGAGAAGAGAGACGTTTAGACATGGAAGCACTCCATTTGATAAGGTTGATTATTGATCGGGTGATACTCCTTATATGTCTTGCTTAGCTATTAGAAGAGATGTTATACTATATTTATAGTATATGATAATAACGAATGAGCAAACAACCAATAAAAAAGCCCCTCATTGGGAGGGACTTAAAATAAAAAATTAACTAGCTTATTAAAACAAAAGGATTTTCTATGGTAAAGGATAAATGGATTCTTTTTGTATCTTTTGCTGTTCTGACAGGGCTAGTTGTGTTTGTTCTTGTTTTTTCTGCATCGATGATATGGCAGTGTTCGCTTCAATTAGACCAAAACCGAAAGCGAATAGAGAACCAGCAACAAGAATCATTGCGAAGAAGCGAACCGGGAGAAGAAAATTCAGCAATGTGTGAGCCCTCTGCACTGTTCTACCTTCTTCCTGATTTAAAGATGAAATTCTAAATGGATAATATATAAAGGATTGCTCGCAGTACGAAGTGATTATCCATTGGGTTAGGTATGCTACAGATGTCGCGCAAGCCGAAAGAAGTGCTCCGATACCGAAAACAATGGCACAAGGGTATAAATATTCAACCTTTGAATATACAATAGGAATTACGGCAGCACCATTTAATAGCATGGTTCCACGCAGCGCCATTTTTGAAAAATCAATCATGGCTTGGTTACTGTCCGTGAAGTTTTTTAGCGTATACTCATATCTTTTGAGCAAGAAGTCCTTTTCTTCTTCCATTATTCACCTTTCCCCGTATTCGCCTTTCCCCGCTCCGGCGGGGTTTTCTTTTGCTTCAAGACGTTCTCTGTATTCTTCCATCATTTCTTTATACGCCCGCAATCTGCCTTCAAGGATAAACTTTTCTTCGGCCTTTTTTTCGAGCTCTTGCCGTAGCCTTCTGATCTCTTCCGTCTTCTCTGCAAGGTCTTGAGAAAAATCGGCGTCTACATCTTCAGGAAAAACAATTCGTGCTCCAATAACATCAAGGATTTCTGAGAGTACCTTTAAAGAGGGACTCCTTGCTCCTGTCATCCATCTAGTCAAATTAGTGGGATCAACATTGGCAAGCCTTGCTAGGGCAGCCATACTTCCAACGCGTTCTTTTGCGTTGTTTAGCCCTTCTAATACGTGAGAATAGTTATCTATTTTCATAAGTTTCAATATGTCATTTGGCATCTGATTTTTCTATGCCGATACGGTAGTTTTGCTTGAGTTTTAAAATGCTTTATGGCATTGTTCCCGTATGCACGCTCCAATTTATTACGAAGTAAAAGTTTTTCTTGAGGCCCATCGGGATCTCACGGCAAAGGATTTAGCCATATCTGCGGGTATTCATCCAACGATATTGACAAAAGTTCTTTCAGAAAGACGTCGCGATATGTGGTCTAGTAACGCCGACAAGCTCCGAGCCGCCATACGTCGCCTTGAGTGCGAACTTAGGCCCACAGCCACGGCTGAAACTCCCAACGAACAAGGAGAGGCCCCTCATGCTTGACGTGCTCATTGCTCTCGGCATCGTTGTCGTCGTGGCCTTCATCTTTTCCCCGGCGCGCTAGACCCTCAGCGCACCGCCGAACCACAGCCTCGGGCGTCGGGTACTCCGCGACGCGGTATGCCCTCCAGCGGATGACGCCACAGGATAGGATGCGGACGCGCCACACGGGGCCGCGCCGGGTGATGAGCAGGTGAATGGCAGGGGATGACATGAAGCCAGTCTATCGAAATGGCTATTCCCGTCATGATGGAAATTTTCAGAGGTTTTCAAGATGCCCGACTACAAGAACATGAGCGCGAAAGAGGCTCTCAGAGAAGCCAAGGACGCCAGCGGCATGACCGCCGAAGAGATCGCGCGCGGGCTTGGCATCTCGGCTTCACACATGCGGCGGTATCTCGATGCGGGGGACAGCTACTTTCCGAGTCTCAGCATGATCCCGGCACTATGTACAGTGATGCGGAATACGATCTTGCTCCAGTGGCTTGAAGCACAAACCGCTCCAGAAGCGCCCATTCCCGTTTCCCCGGCGGAAAGCAGAGCCGATGTGCTCACGTCCGTGGCCTCGGCGGGCGCAGCCCTCGGAACGGTTCAGGGAATGCTTTCCGGGGTGAAGATCACCCATCCTGCGAATGCCCGCGAGATCCGGTCTGCGCTCGGAGACGTGATCACGGCCTGCCGTCGGGTGCAAGTACAGCTTCAACCCGTAGCCGCCGCCCGTGACCGTGCAGAATGCCTTGCTTGTGAGCATCCTGAGCCGAAAAGATCATGGTGGAAAAAGATCAGGGGAGGAAGATGATGCCTATTTTGATCTGCCAACAGTGCGGTCGGATGTTTGAGGTGAAACGATACTTTGCCGAAACCGCAAAGTACTGCTCAAAAGAGTGCAAGGATAAGGCCGCACAGACGCGAGGGCCTCAAAAGTGCAAGTGCTGCGGAAAAGAATTTCCAGCGAAAGGGAATGCAGCTTTTTGCGACAAAGTTTGTGGGTATGCTTTCAGAGCCGGGGTGAGCCGCGAAGAATGGCTTGCAGCTCATCCACAGAGCAATCAGGCAACACTTTTCAAGCGTAAGTGCCATGACTGCGGGAAGCCCACAAACAATTACAGGTGTTCAGCTTGTTGGGAAAAACTCCGCAACGAATCTGAAACGGGTGGTATCCCGGAATACCAAGTTATGGGGCAGGCATGGGTGTAGGCCCGTGCCGCTTAGGTCGGCTTCACCGTGATGGGAGACGCGTCCTGTGCTTCGCGGACTGGTCGAAAGAGTACGGAGTCCCGGCGTGGACGTCTCGAAACGGGTTCGTCAAAGACGTGCGGTTCTGCCGCCTGTGCTGCGAGAAGAGGCCGGATATGTTTGAAGTAGAACTTAAAGGTTCTAAGGCATAGGCAAAGAAAAGGCCCTCTGCTGAAACAGGGGGCCAAACACCAAAACAATCTCTATGGAAACATTATGATGGAAACACAGGAAAAAGTCAACAGTTTCATACTCTATACGGAACAGTGGCCAGCAATTGCCTTGCTGAATGATGTTCAGCGTTCAACCCTCATGCAAGCGATCTTCGCACTGCATGGTGCATGTACGATGCCTGAGCTTGATGACATGACCAAGGCGATTTTTCTTCTCATGAAGCCACGGTTTGAAGAGAACCGGGATCGGTATGCGACGAAGTGTGAAGCAAACCGGGAAAATGGAAAAAAGGGTGGCCGTCCACGCAAACCCAAAAACCAAACGGTTAATTATGAAAACCCAAAAACCGAACGGTTTTTAGACGAAAACCCAAAAACCCTTACTGACTCTTATACTGACTCTGATTCTGATCCTGATTTTAAAACACCCCCACCCCTCACAGAGGGGCAGGGTGGGGGTGAGTCCGCTTTCGCTCACGGGGAAGAAAAGCCCACACCTCGGGAACTCGGAACGAACCCACGGGCGCAAGGGACCAATCCCCGGCTCACTGGCGATAACCCCCGCGCTCAGGGAACAAATCCCCGGGCGCAGATCGAAACGTCATACCCGGACATGGCCTTTGTCCAGTTTCTCGACGCCTACGCGCCGGAAAAGAGGGATGAGGGCGCGGCTTGGCAAGCATGGCTTACGCTCTCACGGGCAAAACAGCTTCCGGGGCTCCCCAAGCTGCTTGATGCTGTCACGGCATGGGAAAACTCTGAGCAGTGGCAGAAAGATAATGGCCAGTACATCCCGCTGGCATCCAACTTTCTCAGCAAGCGGCGATTTCTCGATACGCCTCCTCAGCGCGCGGCTCCTGCTGACGAGTTTGATCCGGAACGCTTTGCCAAGGCCGCTGAGCAATGGAAAAACAGGTACAAAACGACAGAGGGTGCATGATGAACGGAGATACTTTTTTTGGCATGATGAGAAATATTTACGCTGTCTTCAACAAGACTGTCCCTTCCGATTCTTCGCCGTTCGTCATGTCGGTCTGGGAAAGAGTGAATCATGTCCCGGATGAAGCTGTCCCGTACATCGTGAACCAGATCGCGGACGAGGAGAGAATGCCTCAAAACGTGGGCCGGGCGATACTCCGGGCATGGGAAAGCTGGCAGGCGAACAATCCCGGGCGCATGGTGCATATCCACTGCGACGTGTGCGGAGGCGATGGGTTTTTCTGGTGCTGGAAGCAAGACGAGAAGACGGGAAAGTATCAGCACTTTTTGTCTCCCTGCCCGGCGTGTCGGAAAGCTGACTTTCCTCTGCCTTCGATGCGTGAGCTGCGTGAGCGCGGCGTCGTCGTGATGCCTGTCGGCTATCCCGGGGGCCCGGTACAGTTTGACCGGGATTCTGAGCTTGGGGCCCTATGGCCTGTGGGTACACCAGAGGGATGCGGAAAGAGATTCCTTTCTGCTACGGAAGGGAAAAGGGATATGCGCCTTGATCCGCTCCGCCTCCGGGCCATGAGCGAGGCTGAGAAGGCTGATGTGGTGGGTGCCCGGTATGCGTAGAGCTGCGCGCGTGGACGACAACCAGCGAGAAATCGTGGAAGAACTCCGGCGTGTTGGGTGCTCCGTCTGGTCACTCGCCGGAGTCGGCAAAGGCTTCCCAGATCTCGCTGTGGGGTTCCGGGGCCGCAATCTCTTTCTTGAAGTCAAAGACGGCTCCAAGCCGCCGTGCAAGCGACGCCTGACGCCGGATGAGGAAGCCTTTCACGCGTCTTGGCGCGGCCATGTCGCCGTGGTCGAAAGCGTCGAGGACGCTCTGAAAATCGTGGGGGGTGATGTGATGAAAAAAGAGCTTCGTGGGTGGAAGGCGATTAAAGACCACCTGATCATGTGCCGGGAAACAATCATCAAGTACGATTTTCCTGTTTATTCTGCTCGACGGCATGGCGCGGTGTGGGCTTATGCAGAAGAGCTAGATCTTCACAAGGCCAATCTTGAAAAAAAGTTTTCAGGAGTCGCACAAAACTGCACAGAATTGCACAAAACTGCACAAAATTGCACATTTTCTTAGTACATTATATCGAAAAATATGTTACGCTCCCGGCAAAAGTCAGGAGCGTTTTTTTTATGGCAGTTCTTCCTCTTCGTTATTTCTCACCCGATGAGTTCCGATGCAAGGACGGATGCGGGGCGGGGATCGAGCATATGGATCCCGAAGTTCTCCGTATGCTCGACGAGGCCCGCGATCTGGCGGGCATCCCGTTCCCCCTTTCTTCCGCGTACCGCTGCCCGAAGCACAACAAGGCGGTCGGCGGCGTGCCCACGTCCTCCCATACTCGCGGCTATGCCGTGGATATCCGCTGCGTGGATTCCCATTCCCGTTTCGTCATGCTGCAGGCCCTGCTTG